GTCCGTTTGCCCACTGTAGCCTATTTCAACATTCTTTATTGTGCCTGCAGTACCATTGTGTCGCATTTTAAATTTAATATTAAACGGTTGCTTCATTTCGTCAACAGATAACCCTAGTTGTGCTGCAGTCCAGTACACCCTTGCTCTACCAGTGGTAACTAAGTTTTTCAATACCATTTCACCACCTGTGGTATACCTGACTTGCATTGTTGGGTTTCCGTCAGAACCATTCTCAATGGTAGGAGGGTTTATAGCTGTCATTTTAGGGTCACTTAATACGCTCTTTAAGTACAGTTGTTCGTCATACTTGGTCAGCGAATCGTCTGCAGCAGGTTGGAAACCAGTCCACATAGAACCCTCTTGGATAATCATATCATGAATTCTAACTCTATCAGTAACCCCTTGAGTGTCACGTCTTGAGTACCCAATGATTCTGTAGTTTGCAGCACTATCTCGTAAGTTTGCAGGCGTTGTGAAGGTTGTAGAACGTTCTAGTTTACTACCTACTTTCATGTCACGAAAATCAACGGTTGCCCCTTCTGCTATCCAAATAGTAGGGTATTTTGCATTGTCAACACCGCTGTATAGTGCAAACCCACCGTTTGCTTGCACAGGGTATAATTCTCCACCGTTGAGGGTCATTAACTCTACAATGTAGCGAGTATGATATGTTTTGTTAGGTTCTAACATTTGCAATGTGTTAGCGTTGTCTACAATACCTAACGCCCAACCATTGAACTCAAAGGCGTTATCTGACAATCTCCGTCTTATTTCGGTTTCAGGTTTGCTGAGACGTGATTGCTGAAAGACGTTTTTCGTATTAATCTCAACTTTCTGCAGTTGTGCAATAATATCATCAAGCTTAGTGTCTAAACCAGTGATACGGTTTGCCAACTGATTGACACGATTAAGCAGGTCAGCATAGTCTTGCTCACGCTCTACAAGCCACTCGTCAAATTCATCATTGAGTTGTTTTAGTAGCTTATCTAGCTCAGAAACGTAATAGTGAGCTTGACCTGCAGAAATGTCACTATTACCCAATGAGAAAAAAATTATATCCTGAGTTGTTCTAATTTTAGTGCCATTGGTGATTTCAATGTACGCTTTGCGATAGTAGCCTGCTTCTGACGTGATTTGACTATTCAGTGTGACCGTAACCATTCCATTTGCATAGGTTGCGTCAACTTTTGCATAGTTACCAGAAGGGGTTGTTACTTTGAAAGCGAACTTATCACCGCTTGTTGTGGCATATTGTAAACCACCGTCAAATAGTCTGACACCAAACTGCCAACCACTCTCACCACGTCTTGCCGTAATGGCTTTATTAAAACCGTCTTTCTTTTGTAGGTCAAGGTTTATAATCTGCATGTTTATTCACCTTCCTGTGCAATTTGTTCTTTGAGTTTTTGGTTTTCGTCTTCTAACTGTTTAATTGTGTTGATTGCTAACTGATACGCAACTTGTACTTGAGCAAGTGCTTTTTCCGTTTCACCAATTCGATTGGCTAGGACGTCTGCAACTGCTTGAGTGTTTTGTAGTTGCCCTTTCAGTTGTTCTAATTGTTGTTTTTCGTTCATAATGTTTCTCCTTTCTTGTTTACATGCTTAATTATAACACATTTTCGTGTATAATTACCCACCTTTTAATCTGAAACGTGCTCAGAATGCTTCTCTGAAACACGCTTTTTCTGTGACGTGCTCGTTTTCCTTACGGTTTAACCCTATCACACTTCTGAGTATACAAAAAGGGCTGACGTAAGTCAACCCTTTAATTGCACTTTCAGTGAATTAATTTCACTGTATAATTCTTTAATCAGTGGTAGCAGATAAATTGCAATTCTGTCATACGCTAAGGCGTCAGGTCTTCCCTGTTCGTCATAGGTAACCACTTCATTCAAACCAAGCTCATGAAACTCGTCAGCGATAAAGCCATAGTGGCGTTCGCTTGTACCAGTGCTGCGTAATTCACGTCTGTCAAACCACTCTCTTGGGTCTAGCTCAAGAAGGCGGTGAGCTTTCATGATAGCACCGTCTGCTGTGGTTATGTCTGTCTTGTAACGTCTTGCTGACGTTGAGCGAGCTAAGATACCGCCACTTGATACAAACACGTTAGCAGCACTTGAGGTGGTTCGTCCGTAGACAACTCTTGCGTAAATCTTACCACCGCTACTATCGCTTTCACCAAACGTCATACCAGAAGAACCGTTACCGCCATTGTAACCTGCTTCAATAGAACTTGTTTGTAATTTCATTTTGTTCTTGCCCATTGGTGAGCTTATCAGCCATTCATCGTCTTTACCTATCCAATGCCATTGGTTACGTGACGCAAAGCGAATTTTATACCCTGCCCGAATTACCATACTTGAAGCTAACTGCACTAAGCTTGACAACTCAAGGTCACTTTCACTAATTGACGTGCCCCCTAAAGTGATACTTGGGAAGTAGTAGTCTGCGACAGAATCGTTTATATTGTCTGAGTACCCTCCTGCAATTCTCACACCAGTACGTGCCATTATGACGGCTTCTGCTTTAGGACGTCCGCCCAAGTCAGTACCCCAACCTGCGCTTGATGTTGATTCTTCATACAAACCAATGACGCCACCTGCGATAAATTGGTCACTGTCTTTAGTACCTTTGTTGTGACTATACCCAGAAGACGTTGTTCCGCTAGTTACCATTGAGTAGGTTGGTGATATAAAGGAATCTGTAGCTAGTGCCACAGCACGTTTGTACACATTCAAGTTACCGTCTTGCTCTTTGGCGTCACCAGTCATGAGGGTGATTGTTGGTTTTCCACCAAACCATGTGCCACGTTCCCAGTAGCTATTGGGGTCAGGACGATATGAACCAAGGTGCATTTTTGTATAAATACCGCCATAGGCTACAGTGGTATCATCCCAAGTACTAGAACGGAATGACAGCTCACCATTTGTCAGGTCAAACCCTGCAATAACTTTGTTTCCTGTACCTTGAGGGCTATCAACTAAACCTCGTGAGTAGAGGTGTCCTGTGGTTACGTCAATGACAAAGTTTTCAGCAGCGTCACGAATGAACCCTTTTTGGAAAGTTACCTCACCAGTGTCAAGATTGATACGCAAGTTGTTACCAGATAGAATACCTGTTTGAATCCATTTTGCGTTGAAAATTCCGTCAATCGTCCAAGCACTTGAGAAGTTACCGTTCACACCCTCTTGACCCATTAAGATACCTAACTCATTGAACATTATAATGTTTTTAGCAGTGTCTATGTTGTCAGTGTCCATAATCAAAATTCGCTCAGGGCGTGTAGGTGGGTCAAGCACCACGTTACCCCCAGAGTGACCTGTGATTTGATTAGCCATGTCCTCAAGCAGCTCTTGGGTTTCCCCTTTGACGTCAATACCATTGATAATGTCACGAACTTCATCAAGAATACCATTGGTGCTGTCATTGATATTGTTGTTGATATTGTCAATGAACGTCTTAGTGACGTCACCAAGCTCAAGTTTGTCGTATCTATCCGTAATGATATTGTACGTGTATTTCACCACTCGTGCAGATAAGGTCATACCCCACTCATTGTGAATGACGTCCACGTAGTCACCTAACTTAATTGATTGCCATGAGATAAACTGCTCATAACCTTTTTGATTACGTAGGCTAACCATGTCAACCGTCACTTGCACTGTAGGTGTCCGTTCAGCTTCATTTGCTGCAAAGTAAGCGTCATAGGCTTTTTGTAGACTTGCAACGTCTGTCACTGTTTCATCGTCTGAAAAGTCAAGCGTCTTAGTGACCCCTACATAGTTTTTGGCACTATCAAGCACAATGACTTTGGGGTTAAGCTCAAGTAAAATTTCTTCTTCCTCTTGAGAACCCTCAGTTTCAGGTTTGATTTTCGCAAAAGGATAGTAGGCGGTAACTACACCTTGTGTGTTTAGTGTGTAATCTAACCCAGTTAAATTCCGCTTGTAGACAGCGGTCATGGCGTGCTCTCTACCAATCTTACGCCCAACAATCAGCGTTGAGTTATCTTTCTCAAACTCTAAGGGGTTGCGATAGTCAAGCAATGAGCCTTCTTTACCACCAATGAACTGTAAAAGGTTACCTTGCTCAAAGTTGATAGTAGCCATTGAGTTGAGGGCGTCAGGGTTCACTTGAATCTTGAATACTGTGGTGTCAATAGTAGGGGTGACTGCAGCCACAGCTTTCTGCCATGCAGCGTCTATACTTTGCAAGAGGTCACTTTGTAGACTTGTAATGTAGTGACGTCTAACAGTATTGAAGACAGGCTCAGCAAGTACTAGGTAGTCATTACCGTTGATTGACTTTTTCACTTCATAAATTCTCATGAGCTGAGTGTTACCGTCAGAAACCTTAGTTTGAATGATACGCTCTTCTTTCAATAAATGGCTATTTCTACCCTTTTCAGGATAACGTAGGTGTAAAACCATTAGGCTCTGAAATTCACCCTCAACAAAGGCTTCTGTAGCGTCAGGTAAGGTGCCTAGCCCTTGGGTTTGGTACACGTTTGCTTTATAGTTTGCTACGTGGTCTTTGTCATAGATTGTGATTATATTTGTATTCCGTTTCAAGCTTATCACCTCATTGCATTTCTATAAATTTCAATGTTCTTCATACCTTTAGAGTAGAATTGGTTCACACCGTCCACAAACTCAGGGTAGACGATTGTCTGTACATTAAGCGCCATTTCTATGTTACCTGTACTTTCTTTACGATAGAACACTTGTAGCTCACAGTCAAAGTAGTAGACAGTGTTCACAGTCAAACCAGTGAAGCGAATGACGCCAAAGTCATTGATACGGAACTCAGGGTTCGTCACTGTAGCTGTGAAGACAATTAGAGGGTAGCTGTTCTCAATGGTTTCAACCAGTATAGGAACGTCACCAGTGGCACTTGTCGCTAGTCTGATAGGTTCGTCTTCATAAACACGTGCAAACGGTGCTAGTGTGAAGGTTACGTCAAACTCACCGTATTCAATCACGTCATTTGTTGCGTCACCAACGCTGACACCTTTCACAATATAATAGACGTCAGGCTCATCTGAGAAGCTCAAGCGTTGACCGTCAAGCAACCACTTGCGGACAGAATAGAATTGTGCTTTGAAGGCTTTGAAGTCCTCAACGTCCTCAAGATAGTTGAGTGTGATTGTCAATTCCATGTCGTTGAATGAGAAATACTCACGATACTCACCTAGTCTGCCAAGCACGCTAGTTGTCATGGCTTGCCGTTCAGGGGTTGGCACATTTGGACGTTCTGCAACGCCTATCCGCCAATAATATGATGGTATATCATCAAGGATAAGGGCTACACAGTCCTCGTTTGGTAAAAAATCAAACATGCTTACACTTCCTTTCTTTACTTCTCAATTATAGCATAAAAAAGAGGGCTAGCAAGCCCTCTTTTTGTTTATTCCCAAGCTCTTGTCTTAGCTTCCTCTTTGTTTGAGATAACTTTGACGACTTGGTCTGCCAGTTGGTAAACTCGTTGTTCACTATCAATGTTTCCATTGACCTCTACTGTCACATTGTTGTATACTGCCCCTTGTGGCACAGTCCTTTCAGGAATGTTGACACTTGGCATGTTGGCAACAATCATTTTACCAATCATACCCAGAACACTTGGTTTCAACGGAAGTACCGCCTCTGAAACCCCTGGTTCTTCACCAACCCCAATGACTTGAGCTTGATTGAATACCCCACCTGTTTTGTACCAGTCAACGCTTAGGCGTGGCACTGACGGTGGTTTCAACGAGAATGAACCAGTTAGGCTAAAGTGAGGAAGCTTAATGTGTGGTAGTTGAATATGCAACCCACTAAAGAAGCTCTTGATTCGCTCAACTTGTCGCCCTATGAAGTCTGCTGCAGCTTCAATAGGTGCCATGATAGCTCGTTTGATTCCGTCAAAGATATTTGAAGCAGTGCTCTTTAAGCCTTCCCAACCACGTGTCACAGTGTCTTTCATGTTGTTGAAAGTACGTACAGCGGAATCTTTAGCACCATTCACAAGCTTGACAATGGTGTCTTTAATACCATTCCATATGTTGCTTGCTGATTGCTTCAAGTTATTCCACACATTTGTCACTGTAGTCTTGATATTGTTGAAGGTGTCAACAACTGTTTTCTTCAAGGTATTCCACAGGTTAGTGAGTGTTCTAACAATACCATTCCATGTGTTTGTTGTGAAGTCTTTCACAGTATTCCACACATTTATGATAAAGTCTTTAATAGCATTCCAGACGTCTATTATCGTTTGACGAATCTTTTGAACGATTGGTAACAAGAAACTTTCAATACTATTCCACACACTCATAGTTGTGTTGTAAATAGCATTCCATACGCTCATAATCACGTCTTTGACAGCGTTGAAAATGATTGTAAAGTTTGTTTTAATACCTGTCCACACTTGATTTAAGAAGTCTGTAATAGCTGTCCATGCAATCGTTGCTGCATTTTTGACTGCTTCCCAAACAGTGGTAAATACGTCTACTAAGCCATTCCAGATTGTCGTAGCAATGTTAACGATATTTTCCCAGATTGTTTGGATAGTGTTTGTGATAAATTCCCACGCTGCGATAACGTGGTCACCAATCAGCGCCCAGATTGTTTGCATGATACCCACAATAATGTTCATACCTGCTTGAATAATGGACTGTACAAACAAGATAGCACCGTCAACCACCGCTTTGATTAATTCCCAAGCGAACTTGACAACGTCTACTAAACCATTCCAGATTGAGCTAGCAACGTCCACAATCGTTTGCCAAGCGTTTGCGAGCCAGTCTGTAATAGCTGTCCATGTGTTCACAGCAATTTCTTTGATACTTTCCCACACACCTGTGAGGTAGTCAACAACTGCTGTCCAAGCGTTTGAAGCAGCTTCTTTGATACCTTCCCAGACACCTGAGAAGTAGTCTTTGATTCCACCCCATATGTCGCTTGCGGCGTCTGAAATACGATTCCACACGTCAACTATCCATGAGCTGAAAGCTTCCCACAGTCCTTTGAACCATTCAACAATGTCGCCCCAATTAAGAAATACCATAATAGCACCCACAATGGCTGCGACTACAGCGGCAATGATTGGCAAGAATGGTGCTATGGCTGCAATCAGTCCGCTTGTGAACAGTGTGGCGACTGCTGTTATAACAGGTAGTAAAGCAGCGAATGCTGCAAGCAAGCCCCCTAAAATGAATACTAGTTGCTTCACAGGCTCAGGTAAGTCTGAGAACCACTTGGCTAGGTTTTGAATGACGTCTACTGCTTTAGTCATGATTTCAATGAACGTTGGGAAAATGTCTTCACCAATCGTAGCGTAAAAGTCTTGCATTGCTTGGTTCATGTTCCCTGTGACGTTTTCCAGTCCGTCACCTTCACGAGCAGCTTGACCTAAAGCACCAGATAGCTTGTTACCGTCCTCAACCATTTGTAGCAAGGTCAGTTGTTTTTGGGCTTCTGATAGCTCTTGGAAGGACTTACCGTACAGCTTGTTTGCTGCTGCATTTCGTGTCGTTTCTGTTGAGCTAATACCTAAGGCTGCGTCATTTTCGTAGTTACCTTTCAAGTAACTCTGCAAGCTCTCAGCCACATCATCAATAGAGCGGTCATAGAACGCTGCACTGTCTGCTGCTGCACGTGTAGCCCTAGTCGTTAAGTCTAAAGCGTCTGCAGTGTCCATACCAGTTGTTTTAGCGAATGCTGCCATTTGTGTGAATGTTGGCTTCAAGCGGTTTGGTAGAATGTTTGTTTCTTCTGCAATTTGGTTCAAGTTTTGAGTGGCACTGCTAGCCATATCACCGAAAACTTGGTCAAATTGGGCGTTCATGGCTTGGGCTGCCCCTGCTGCGTCAATCGCTTTCTTACCAAACTCAATCGTTTTGTTTCCTAAGTCAGCAACGGTACCTGCTGCCATTTGGACGGCGGTCATGTCAACGTCTTTGAAGGCGTTTTTCAACCCGCCACCCTTCTTGGACGTCTGTTCTGTTTTATTACCAAGCTTTTCAACGCTATCGCCTGCTTGGTTCATTTTCGATTGAACGTCACTAATATCACCCACAACTTTTATTGTGATATTGTTGTTTGCCATAATCTCACACCTTTCTACTTACGTTTATTTTGTTTCTCTTGTTCTTTTGCT